ACCGACTGCCAGTGCCGCATCGGCACCGTGCTCGCAGATCCTTCGTCCGACACCCAGTCCGCGCCCCTTAGCGTGATGCGCACCGCCCCGGCCTCGTCTGTCTCAGTGAGCTCGAAGAGCAGGAGCGCCTTGATCCTGTCCCACACGTTCTTGACTCCCGACGTCTTCCATGATTGCTCGTAGATTGAGTGGTAGTACGTGCCGTTCACCAGGCCCATCGATCGATCCGGGCTCTCGGCGAACGAGTGGACAATGAAGATGCCGTCCTGATTCGGCGGCGACTGCACCTCATAGATCTGCTTGGTGATGTTCGCCGTAGCCGATCCTCCGATGAGCGTCCGCAACGTGGCATCCCCTGTCTGCAAGGTCCACGCCCAGTCGATGAAGCTGGCCCCGGTCTCCATCAGAACCACTTCCTCGAGAGCTCGCGCTTGACCTCTGGGAGCGCTCGCTTGAACGACGGATCCAACCACGGACGCGCTTTCTCCGAGGGAAGCTGTGTCCCCTCATCGGATCGCCCGCGGATGTGGCCGAACTCCAGGCGCCTGCCGTATTCGAGGTTCGTGCCGACCGCACCTCTCAGCTTCCGGCCGTGACCCTCTACGCTCGTCTTGACGGACGACCTGAGCGCCCCGGTGTCGGTCGCCGGCGCTTCACCCGGGGCCGAGGCGGTGTGGGGGCGTGAACGCCTGCCCACGGGCCGCACACGGCCTTGTGGATCGGTGAAGAAGTAGGTCTCGTACCGACGCCCCGTCCGCGTGCCGCTCAGCGTGTCGAGCACCTCGTTGCGGACCAAGAACACCGCGCGCTTCATCCGCGTCATCGCGACGTCGTCCATCTTGGTGATCACGCGATTCGCGTTCCGGATGAAACGAACAGACCCGCTAGGCATCGGTCTCACCGGTATCCCTGACCAAGACGGTTGTCCACTCGCCGGTACCATCCGGATCGAACGCCGGCGCCACGATCTCCAGCACCTTGTTGCCGTTGCTGCGCCAGACGAACCGGAAGCCTTCCATCGTCACGCCGACCTGTCCCTTCAACAGGAGATCGTGGGTGACGTTGGCTACACCGATCTGGCCGTATGTGACCAGCCTTTCGGCGGTCATCGGCCGAAAGCGGCCCCAGTTCTCCCAGACCCGCGCGTATTCAAACGATGGGCCTTCGGAGGTGTTGGTCTCGGTCACGCTCTGCAGTTCGACCCAGTCACGTAGGCGGTTCACATGATCACCTTGATGTGCTTGGCGAGAGGCGTGTAGTCGATGGGATCCCACTGCTCGGATCCCAGATGCTTGTCCGACTCGGCGCGGAGGCCGAGACCACGCTGCCTGTACCAGCGCTCGATCAGCATGAGCACCCACCGTCCGACATCCTTCGGAATATCGAGCGTGGTCTGCCTGTAGGTCACAGCCAGCTCGTCTTCCGAGATCTCCGCCGCCGGTATCGGCTCTCCCTGATCTACCAGCCAGTCGAGCGTAATCGTCGTGCCACTACGGGTACCGCTGATGTTGCGCATCCCGTACGTCGTGTCGGTCAGTGCATCGAGGATCGCCTGAGCGGTGAGCTCGTCGCTCGCCCCAATCGCGATCTCGTGTTCTTCGAGATCGGCCGCCTCGGCCAACTCCCACGTGATACCGTGCACCGAGACCATGTTGGCAACCTCTGCGCCGGTGACCGTGATCTCCAAAACAAGCCTGGTGAACGGGTTGTGGCAGACGCCGTCGGCCTCGGCCAGGGCATCGTCGATGATCCCCTGGATGGTGACGTCGTCTTGCGTCGTGTGGTTGGCCTTCAGGAAGTTCTTCACATAGGCGAGCTCCGCTGCTGTGGTGCCCGCGCTCGTGAACTTCAGGCGATCGGCGATCGCACCCATCTAGTCCTCCGGATCTTCCTTCCGATTCTCACCCGGCTTCACCAGCCGGTTCTCCGGCTTCTTGACCAGCCGGTTCTCAGGCTTTCGCTCCATCCGGGAAGGGGCCGAAGCCCCCTCCCGGTCACGTGTCTTGTCGCTCATCAGGCGCTGTCGTCGTAGACCGTCACCGTCTGATCAATCGGCCCTCGGGCTCCACCCCCGCGAATCAGAACACAGGAGAGAACAGACGTGGTCGGTACGCTGGCCACTCGAATCCCGACGTGGGTGTAGTCGCTGTTCCGCGTCAGATCCTTCGTGTCCACCTCGAAGTACGCCTGTGCCGCAAGGTCGGTCACGATCAGCCTGGCAGCCGCTGCAGCCAGTTCGGTGATGTTGAACGTGGCCGCTCCAGGCTCGGTCGGGCGGATCGCCACCTCATCGGTGTTGATGACCTCGGCGTACAGGCCGTCGACTCCGTAGGTGGCACTGTTGATGCACGCAGCCAACGAAATCGCACACGCTGCGTCGGTCGACGCCTGGTTGAACTCCCTGGCCGTCAGATCTTCGGCCGCGGCCGCCGTGAACGTCAGCTCCGTCTGCGCCATAAGCGCGCCATACAGGAGCTTGTTGATCAGCAGCTTGAGCGTGTCGCCCACCTGCACCGACGTGCACTTGCACTTCGATCGGCAGACGCCGACGCCCTGGTCGATGGTCTGTGTCGCCCCCAACTGCAGCGGCGTGGTCCCCAGGTTATCAAGCGCCTGGTAGACCGAGTAGGTCAGATCCTCTCCCGTCAGCAGACCGGCCACCGTGAGATGGAAAAGCCCACGGGGATAGTCCGCCAGGGAGAAGTAGGGGCCTACGAGTGCCGTGACCCCGGTCACCGGCCGCAGTGCGGCATCGGCTTTCAGTTCTTCAACGAGTCTCTGCATGATTCCTCCCTACGGAGCCAGCGCGATGAACGGGCTGACCGTGTTCGTACCGTCGCGAAGAGTGAGCGGCGACTGCAGCCACGGCTGACCGTCCATCCAGAACGTCATCTTCGTCGTGATCTTGCCGGCGATGAAGTTGCTGAACCCCTGGTCGTTCTTGAGTGTCGGCGGCATTCCCGGCTTGAGCAGGACGTAGTTCATATCGACCAACATCAGGTCGCCGGTCGATCCGAGGTTCGGTCCGAGCTCGTCGTAGAAGACCGGGATGTTGATCAGTCGGTTCGGCTCGCCCTCGCGAGCGTTCTGCGTCCAGATCGGGCGACTGGCGTCGTCCTTCATCAGCATCAGCTCGGGGAGCACGGTGACCTTGTTGCACAGCCACACGTACTTCCCTCGCCCAAGTGTCCTGGCGTACATGTACACCAGGTCCTGGTAGTTGATGTGGCTCGTGGTCTTGCGCTCAACCACGATCTGGGCACTGCAACCGCGGAAGCCCTTCGGCTCGCCCGCGCCGGTTCCAGTGCCGAGCTTGTCGTCGATCCACGCACTCTGCCCACCACGGAAGAGCGGAACGATGAAGCCGGCCGCAGCCGGTGCGTTCGCTATCAGCTCTTCGGTGACCACGACGTACACGCCTGCCTTGTTCGGCTTGAGCGTGATCGTCTTGAACTGAGGAGTGTCGCCCTTCGTCAGGTTGTCGGCCTCCTTGGCCGAGTAGACCATGGCTCCGGCGTAGATCCCCTTCGAACCGGTCTGGTCGAGGTACGGGATCTGCAACTCGGAGTTCGGAGGCGTCCCAGGCGGGAGCTCCCGGCACATGTCGCGCATGTACTGCGTGTCATCTGGCACCGTGAGAATGTCGCCGTAGAACTGCTTCGGCATCAGCACACCACCGTCGGCGCCGCTCGAAGTGGCAAGATCGCGCTTGCCCTCCGGGTCGAGCCGTGCGATCTCGCGCGTGGTGAGCTTCTCCAGCCGCTCAGGCCTCCCCTTGTTGGGGATCCCGATGACGTCTCGGACCCACTCACCCATCGGGCTCTCTGCGTCCTCGTACCCGCAGAGGTCGGCGTCGTCGTCACCCTCACCAGGCAACGCCCGCTCGGCAAGCTCGGTCTCGATCTTCTTCGCCCGGGCCTCCAGCTTCTCGAGCTTGTCGTCGCGCTCTTGGAGGGCGTCTCGGAGGTTCTTGCCGAACTCCTTCTTCAGCTCTTCCTGTACCCGTTCGCCGAAGCCGTCGTGCTCCTCGGCAATCCGCTCCATCGTTGCGGTCATCGAGTCAATGCGCTCGTCGACCGTCTTCTCAGTCTTCTCAACCTTCTTGTTCTCATCTGGCATTGTTCTCACCACCCGTGAGTACTGTTTCCAATCGCGCTCCAGCTTTCTCGAACGCCCGCAAGTGGTCTCCGCCGGCTTGCGATGACGGCTCCCCGGTGCGAGTGGCATTCGCCGGCTCGCTGAAGAGTGTCCTGAACCGCTCGAGCTGCTGTTCGAAGTCGTCGAGACCTTCGATCGCGCGCCCTTCCTCTTCCTCATCTGTCTCGTCCGCGTCTTGGCGGGAGCGGACGTCATCAATCTCTGCATCCTCGTTCGCCGCGTAGTTGCGGGTCACCGGGGAGATCTCGTATAGGCGTACCTCTTTGAAGTGCGGAATCTTGCTTTTGTCGTCGGCTTCCTCGTTCTTGACGGAGACGACACGGAAGGAGTGGCTCATCTGCGTGATGGCCCGCATCTTCATGTTGCTGTAGACCTCGGCACCCCGCTGTGTCTCAAGGTTTAGGCGCCCCTCGATCCACAAGCCCTTGTCGTCCTCCGTCGCGGCGCAAATGCCGATCGGCTCCCAGACATCGTGCATCCAGCAGAGCGGGAACTCGCCCTTGTTGTCTCGGAGCGTCTTCTTGAAGCAGCCCTTGTCGAAGACGGTTCCGTAGGAGTCGATTACGCCGAAGACCGAGGCGTAGCCGGTGAACGTCCCTTTCTCCTCGCCGTCATCGACAGATCGAACCTCGACGTCGAAGAAGACGCGCCGCTTCTCGCGATCGGCCGTCGCGCCGTTGGCTCCTTTCTCACGCTCTCGTGGCATTCCCCTCACCCCTTCAATCCAAACTTCTCAGCGCAACGGCAGCGGATGACCTCGTCGGGATCACCATCGGGATCGCCGACGAACTTGAGGCCGTTGGAGTATTTCTGGCCCAGCTTTCGGGTCTCGCCGTTCATCGATTCGTGGCTGTTGCGGACGTTCTCGTCGCCGGAGGTGATCCACGTGGCGGTCTCGACGACGCCGCTCTGCTGGGCGGCCTGATCCATGCCATAGCCGGAGGCGCTGTGGACCTCGGTCCAGGCGATGGCGATCGACCGTGTGCGCTCGTACTGCGCGTACTGCTCCCGGATTCGCTTGGCGATCTGGCCGTAGTCCTCGTCAGCCTCGCGGCCCTCTTCGATAACCCGGCGAAGGCCCTCGGCCGTCGTGCCCTTGATGAGATCTACGTGCTTGGCAACCTGGCGCTTGATGTAGGAGATGACCGCCGGCTTGAACGGATCCCAGGCGATGTCTCGTGTGGAGCGCCCTCCGTTGAGGTCGTTGATCACCTCGTCGCCCATGGCCTCAACGACGTTACGCCAGATGGCGTCAAGCGTCTTAGACCAGCGCTTGGTGTCGATCTTCGGATCAAGATTGCCCTTCTCAACGGCCGCGGCGATCTCCTCGCCCTCGGCGCCGAAGATCTCCTTGATCAGGCTGCGAGCCTTGCGATCCCAGGCGGCCTTCTTGCTGGCAATCGTCCGCAGGTAGATCTCGTCATCGGATAGCCGCGTCGAGCGTCGGCCGCTGCGGTCATCGTCTCCAGACGGCTCGATTACCTGGCTTGACGGAATCATGTTGATCGGTCGCCAGCTCTGATTGGATCCGGCGAATGACGGCAGACCCAGCTCGAGCCGGGCGTTCGCATCGTCGAACGGCAACCCCGACTCGGTCAGGGCCTTCAGCATCTCGATCTTGTCCTTGAAGGCGGAGAGCACACCAGGCGTCCCCGTCAGATCGAAGTCGAGGTAGACGTCGCCGACCTTGGGCGGCCAGCTCGTTCCGAACAGGGCGGCAAACGCTCCGTTGTAGTTCGAGCGTGAGGACCGCAGATAGGAGGAGACCGGGCCGTTCCATGCCGCGGCAATCGCCCACTCCTTGTTCTCGAACGTAGAACCGCTCTTGCCCATCGCGTCGGCGTGGAGGTGGAGGATCAGCCAGAGGGCATCCTCCCAGTGACCGAAGGACTTGATGAAGTCCATCTCCACTGGGGTCAGATTGAACGGCGAGTACTTGCCGGGATACGGCGAGATGAACATGCTCTTGGCGTTCTTGGGCCCGCTGAAGAACTTCTTCACCGACGCGATGAGCGCCTTGTGCTGCTTGTCGTCGAGGCCCACCACTTGACCATGCAGCTCCGGCGTGAACATGCCACTCGACCAGATGCGGTTTCCCATCGCCGACTTGTTCGCGGTGAGCCCTGCGTTCATCGAGTCGACGATCCGCGATGCCGCCTGGATGTTTGAGAGGCCGAAGATCTCGTTCGAAGGGTTGAAGTTCGTGTGATGGATGACCGCCTCGGGCTCGTACTCCCGCTCCCCCGGGGTTCCCTTCTGATACACCCAGTGGTCGAGGCGGCCGTTCGACTTCTTCTTGGCGCTCATCTTGTTCGGCTGTAGCCGACGGAGGAACGTCGAGGCGCCGCTCTGGATGATGAGCTGGTAGCTGTCCCCGGCGTAGATCCTGTCGATGACGATCGCGCCCTGCCCAGCATCCCACTCGGTGCCGAATCCGGGCTCGCGCACGACATCCATCAGCGGGTGATCGGGCTGATCTTCGATGCCGTCCTTGGTCTTCTTCCGGACCATCCACGGGGGCTGACTAACCCAGTCCGCGAGCTGCGTGGACCCGGCGTAGAGCGCGTAGCAGGACTTCAGCCCCTCGTCAATCGCCTTGGCCGCGTCCCAGTCGTTCCACTCGGTCATCCCGGCGAAGAAACCGTCAGAGGGCGGCGCCTCCGTGGGATAACGGAAGGCCCGCATGGCAGTCGCTACTCGTTCCCTGAGCGCTACTCGTTCCTTCAAGTCCGGGCCCTCCTAGGCCGGAGTGCCTCCCGCACCGAGGTCTGGCAATACCTCGATTTCGATGTACGTCCCGTTCGGGAAGGTCTCCGGCTTATCCCCTGACCACATGACTTCAAACTCCCCTTCGTGATTCCCGGCAACCTCGAGATCGGAAGCGGTCCAGGCGTACGAGACCTGACCTCCCTCCCGATCGTCAAACGCCGCGGATCCGCCAACGGAGGTCCCCCCGTACTTCGGTCTCATGTAGAAGTAGACGGCCTCTGCATCGGTCAGATCGACCACAACCCCATCGCGGTAGAGCACCACGACAAGCGGATTGTGCGTGTCTCCCTGCTTGATCTTCGTGGTCATTGCACCACCACCGTCGTCTCCGGCGAGTAGATCCGGACCGTCAGGCTGACCTTGCCGACCTTCACATTGCCGTGCCACTCCCATTGCGCCGGTGTGTACGGTGCCGTCAGATCGAACGAGAAGGGCTGTACCGCCTCATCTCCACGTGGGTCGTGGTAGCGGGTGATGATCAGCCGGTTGTCAACGAGGTCGCGTACCAGCGCCTCGAGCTCGTACGTCCCGAGGTCCCAGGTCGTGACCTCTCCTGTGGCGAAGAGCGTTACCGGAGACAGCTCGGAGACGACAAGCTCGCGGCGTACAGTATCGGGACCGAGAAGCGTAAGCTGCCCCTCGGCCCCGTTGTAGTCCTTGACGCGGTAGACATCGAACACACCCAACGGTGTGTCGCTCGTCAACGTGATGTCAACGTACGTCCGCCGTGCCACCATGTTGCCTACCTCGCTTCTACGCTGATCGACAGCGTCGGGCCCGTCGAGTCGAGGGTGATGTCACAGTCGACGTAGGCGGAGTCAGCGGACTCCGCAAGCGCCCGGAGCACGAGTCGGAAATACTTGATCCCGTCACCCGCCGACAGGTAGAGCCCCGTCGATTCCGCGGTGGCAAGTACCTTCTCATCCTGATCGTCGAGCCCGACATTCCAGTAGGCGTTACAGACCGCCTCGGTGCCGTGTACCTCCAGATCAACCGTGGCCACACCCCCGTTGTTGGTCCACGCAGAGCAGATGGCAAGCGTGATGTTCGAGTTCTTGGTCTCCTGCCCGGTGTACGACCCACCGTCGAGCACCACCACGTCGCTCGCCTGGTCGCGCACGAAGACGAAGTAGTCCTGGTACTTGTCGGTCTGGTTGGTCGCCCCGTCACTCGCCTTGAACTTGACCCAGTTCTCCACGCCGCTTCCGTCCGAGCTGTATGGGCTGGTCCCCGTGTCGGAGTCGTACCGCCATGCGACCTGGTAGGAGATGGTGGTGAGCGTCGTCCCCAGGTCGGAGGTCAGCGTCAGTGTCGTGCCGTCCTCAACCGTCAGGATCTCGTAGATGCCGTCAGTGAGCGACGCGTGACTCAGGTAGATCTTGTCCCCGGCTGCAAGCCCGGTGGTGCTGCCGATCGTCAGTATGTCCGTATCGCCGTCCCACGCAGCGTTGGTCCCCTTCTCGATGACCGTTGCCGCTGGACTCAGCGATGCCTTGACCGAGTTGGTGTAGGTCGTGGTCGAGTCGGTGTCGATCGCCGCATCGTCTGCGGTCGCGACATCCATCGACTCCGGGATGAATACCAGTTGCAGCCCGAGATCCTTGAGTACCGGATCCGCCGCGCTACCGCCCGCGCTGTTCACTAAGAGTGCGCTGGACATTAGTCCTCACCCCCGTCGGCGGCGTCTACCGGCGGTTCGTTCACCGGTGCAACTCGCCGTGGCGCCGGCTGCGCGTTGTCAATCCACACGCTACCGGCCATCTTGTGCGTCTTCTCGAACTCGATCCGAGCGAGCGCGTAGTTGTTGCCCATCCGCGGGGCAATCTCCTTGTAGATCTCGTTGCACTGCTCGACGTTCAGCCGTGCACCGTTGAGGTACTTCCACTTCGGCGGCACCTCGTTGATCGACTTCCAGGGCTTCTGGTTGTCGACGTGTTCGATGTGGCTCGGTGCGAATACCCTCGGTCCACCCATGTCCCTCACCTCCGCTAGTTGATCGACGTCCATCCGAGCACGGTCTTGATCTGGCCGCCCCGCACAGACACGTTGCCGTTCAGTCCGTACTTGCTCGCCGCATAGGCGATACTGCTGTTGAGCACCACCTGGCATCGCGGGCACATGGGCCTGATCTGCCCACCCTGGACCGCCTCAAGATCCTTCTCCGACTCAAGTTTGAAGAATTGCTGACACTTCGCACATCGCACGAGAACCGCGTGCAGCTTCTCTGCCATCGCCTTCCGCGCCTGGAGTTCGGTGTCAGCGAGCTTCGCCGCGCACGACGGGCAGAGGTCGCCTTCCATCTCGTATGTGACCCCACACTCGCGGCACTTGCGCATCATCGAGCTTCCACCCCCATGGAGAGCGTCGGCGGAACGGCGTCCCCCGTGTAGTCCACCTCGACATAGACCTGGGTTACCTTTATAGATTCTTCACTGAATCTTTTGGGAATCATCCCAGCTTGCAGCGCATCTATTTCATCCCATGTCCAAGCAGCAGAAGTATTCGGATTCGTAGCCCATTCATAAGAATGTGTAGTCCACGCCGCCCCCGTTAAATTGCTACTGTTGTACCCGGTGCTATGTGTTTGAATGCGGATGCTAAATCCACCACCGGCGGCCACATACGCACGCGCATAAACTGTGACACTATTAATTGTGCCGCTGCCAGAATGGGCAGGCAATGCGTATAAATCAACGGCATTCTCGCCGGGGATGGCAACATAGGTCGTGTCGTCATCCGCCACAACTTCATCCACCTTGTCCCAATGTGCACCAGAGTCTGGAAATTGAACCACCCATTGTGTCAGATCCCCCGCGCCGTTCGGTCGCAGTGTCTCAACATCATTCCGCAGGTCCATCTCTTTTCGGATGCCATCAGGCGACAACAGCACAACGAAAGGCCCGTCACGAGAGACACACTTCCAGCCCTCTCTCAGACGGCGCTCGAAATACTGTCGACAGGTCTCGCGGGTACTTATCGCCATTTGGACCTCAGTGCGATCTTGTCTTCCTCTGTCGCCTTCTCAGCGAAATCCGCCTTGTCGGTAAAGCCAAGTTCCTTCACGTTCTGCTCGTCGCTGCTGGCCCAGAACCGAGCAAGCACCTCGGTCTTCCTGTGCTCGCTATCCGTCTCTGACGAGACAACGCCAGCTGCTTCGAGATCGGCCACCAGCTTCTCAAGTAGCGGTGTGTGCTCCTCGGAAATACCTTTACGCCAACCTTCCATGTGGAGCTGCCGATGAGCCTCGCGATAGGCGTCAACAGCCTTCCTACCAATCTCGAGGTCTGTCATCTGCCCGCCCTCCGCACACCAAAACGAAAGCGGCCCGGCGTGTTGCCGAGCCGCGTGGATTCGCACCAGCGTGCTTGCCGCTATCCTACTCTGATTCCGGTGCGCGTGTCAAGAGACGTTGGTGTGGTTCTGAACCGCGTCAATCCTCGATCTCCACGACGCCGTCCTCGGTCGAGATCTCCGGCTTGAGCATCAGCTTCGTCGCGGCCCAGACCATCGCATCCATCCGATCCGGAGACCAGCCCATCTCACGGACGGTCGCACCCTTGAGCCACGTGCACATCTGATCTTCGAGCGTTGGCCACGCCCCGACGTGGTGTGCACGCTTCTGTTCGTAGATCGCCACGATTGGCTCTGCGCGGCGCGACTTGCCGACCGATGCCCAGACATCGGGGTCGATCGCCACGGTCTTGTCACGTTGCCGGATGACGTCCTCAACCATCTCGCCACCGTTGTTCCGCTCCGCGACGATCTCATTCGCACCCCAACGGTGATAGGCGGCGATCGCCGTCCGTGCCCACTGGTCAGGAGACATCAGGTCGCTGAGGTCCTCCAGCACGAACAGGTGATCCCCGCGCCGGCCACAGACGACAATCCCACACTCATCACTGCCCGGCTTGCTCGACGCTGGTGGATCCACGCCGACGAGGATCCGATCAAGGTCTCCAATCGGCCCCTTGATATGCTCGATGAGTGATTGCTTCCACAGCGCGCCAGGCACCTCGCCGATGATCTCCCCGTGCAACTCCTGGCGGCCGAGCGTAGTGCCCTCGTACTTGGAGAGCAGGCGCTTGAGCCACTTCTTCGGCAGGTTCGCGGCGTTGGCGTAGGTCTCGGCCACAACATCGATGCAGTCCGGATCGGCCAGGAGATCCTTGATCACCTTGATCGGACGAGGCGTCGTCGTGCAGATCCATTGAGGGTTGTCACCCACACGAAGTCCGAACTCGAGATTGTCGAGCGTCTCCTGTGGGTACATCATCTTGGCGAGCTCGTCAACCCACGCCTTGCCGTGCTGAGGGCCACGCAGCTGTCCGGGCTTGTCGCCAGAGTAGACGATGCCCACAACGCCGTTGGGCCACGTCAGACGGCGCTTGGACGGCTCGTATTCGGGAGTGAACCATGGTGGCGACCGCTTCAGGATTGAGGAGTCACCGACCTCGATCATCGTGTCGCGGGCGTCGGCCTTGGTCTGAGCTACAAGGGCAATCGGGGAGATCCCCTGTTTCGCCCACTCAATGGCCTGCTCAGACCCCGCCCGCGTCTTCCCGGCGCCGCGCCCGGAACGCATCATCCAGACGTACCAATCACCAGGCGGCGGAAGCTGGTCGTCTCGAGCCCACAGGGGCCAGCAGTACTCCAGCTCCTCAGCTAGCTTCGGATCCTTCTCCGCCTCCGTCAGAAGCGCTTGCTTCTCCTCGTCGGTCAGCAAGTCGATCCCGCAGAGCGCGGATGATGGAGTGCTCATGCTCAATCGGGCCTCCGTCTTTGCCGGTGTGCTCAACCTGCAGCGGTTCGGAGACACCCGACATCTCGATCGCCGCCTTCGCCGCGCTGATCTTAGCCGTTGCCAGGGCATCCTTGTCGTCCAGAACAGCCTCGATCGCGCCCACAGCCTTGTCAGCCACGCCAAGCAGCCTGTCGCGACTTGCTTCCCTGAGCATGTCTCTCACCGCGTCGATTTCTGCCTTGACCACGGGGGAACCGAGGAAGTTCAGATAGGCGTTCTTCGCCGTTCCAGGCGAGGCCCCTGCCTGTAATGCGGCACCCTTCGCGTCCTTGAATCCATTCGCGATGTAGTTCGCCACGAACTCTGCCTGCAACGTGGTCATGCTCCCTGCGTGCTTGTCCGTCAGCTCGCCCTTCTCTCCCATGGCTACCCTTTCACGGCAGGTACTCGACGGCGTGGCCGACGGCGATCATGGCGTCGTTGATGTTCTCGCCGTCGACGATGAGAATCGCGAGGTAACGCCCGTACTTGCCCTTGTTGTCTTTCAGCGTCTGGATGACCACATTCTTTGCTGTCTCGCGCACCGCCCCAGACGCAGATACGGCGGGCCAAACCACATTCACAAGCCACTCCTTCGCCGCCTCGCCCGCCTCACGGCTCTCGCCCCTCATCTCCGGCGCGTTGATCCCGAACAGCCTGCACCGCTCTCTGACATGCACGTCAAGACCGAGGTCGATGTCCAGGTCCACCGTGTCGCCATCCACTACTCTCAGCACTGTCGCTCGGTACTCGTACATCAGGACCGCCTCTTCAACCCGTTGTGCACCGCCGGCTTCGGCATCAGCCGGACCATGCGCCCCTTGCAGTCGGGGCACTCCATCCGCTCAGGAACGTGGTCGCCTCTCCGGAACTCAAGGCGCTCGCTCTCCCCGCACTCCTCGCACTCGTACGTGTAGGTGATTCGCATTCCTCTCCCTTCTTAGGGAGACGAGCAGCTGGGATAGGCCCTGGCAGGCCCGTGAGATGTGGCTACTTGTCTCATGCTACTCGTCTGTGCCTTCCTTCTCTGTCTCCGGCCAGTGGAACAGCGCTGGATCGGATGTGTAGACAGGCAGTCCGTACAGCCAGCCTCTGAATCCAGCGTCGATTACAGGGTCAGACCTGATCAACTGGCCCCTCTTCTCGTTGGTGATCTTGATAGCGTGCTTTTCGTCACGCGCAAGCACCGTGAACTTGCCCGCACGTCCCTCCAACTCGACGCGCCCGACCTTCCACGGCTCACCAGCGCAGACCTCGAGCACATACCCATCCCGAAGTATCTCGACACAGTACGGCGCCATCCCGTCTGGCACCTGCTTGACTGCTGGGTCAAGCTCTATCCATTCAACGGCATTCGTCAACCCCCATACTTTGCGCGCAGCCTCTGCTACTTCGCGAGAACTGAACGCGCCAACGACATGGTAGTCCGAGTAGTTCCCCTCTGATAGCAGATACACTCTCATCTCTCTCTCTCTTCCCGAGCAACAGCCCGCTGTTCCGCTGGGTGGATGACGAGCCCTTCCGGAGCCTTGCTCGTGAGCACTGTGCGCCCCGGCCGCCCATGATAGAACTCGATCGACACGCACGCCGTCAAGTCCTCCTGCGTACTCACGATCCGAGACGCCAGTCCCAGCGATCGCAGCACGCCTTCGATGTACGATCTCGGCAGCTCCAGATCCTCGGCGAGTGCCTGTACTGCTTCCTCAAGTCGTCCCACTCCCCCATCCTTTCGCCGGTGCTGCTGGCACAGCTGCTACTTGTCCGCTCGCATCTCCCGATCCCAACCACCCTCCGGGTCAGGTGTTTCGTCGTCGCTGTCCGAGAAGCCGGTCCAGCAGCACGCGAGACACCCGCATCCTCCGCATTCAGGACATTTCATCCCTTCTCCTCTCGCGCTGCACCGTCAGTCGGCTTCACGTTCTGCTGTTGGAATCACTCTATGTCCGGGCGCGAAACAGAAACGGCGATCCCGCGAGATCCTCCAACCTTCCGCTCTCGCTTGCCGAGTGGTATAGCCCTTGCTGTATGCCCCAAACTGCGCCGGGTGATAGAGGTTGCCGCTACGTCGGGCCGCTGTGCATTCGCGGCAGTCGCAGTAGAGATCCATGCTATACCCTTCGACGATCACCCCTCCTCACCTCCCTCGGTTGTCTCGCGGCGGTTCCAGGCGGCGATGGCTTCCTCTCGGTTCGAGCAATGCGGAGATGAAGCGCCGCATCCGCCGCGGTTGCTAGAGCAGACTACTCGGAACCTGTGCGTGCTTGTCCCATGATCGTATTCCTTCACGATCTCCCGCGTTTCTCTTGATCCACAGAACGGACACGGCTTCAGCTTCTCCATCACGGCCTCCTCAGCCTTCATCCTGCACCCTCCCCGCCCCGCACAATCCGCCCCTTGATGAGGCGGAATACCTCCGCCACATCAGGCTCTACCTTAAGCAAGCCAAGATCCTCAAGCTTGCCTGTCTTCTTGTTGTGTTTGAGATAGTGCGCCCGCCGCCCATGCTTGTTCTGGCTCATGTCCTCGATCGCCTTCCAGAATTTAACGGGCTTCGCTGTCAACCCCATCAACCGCTCAACCTCTTCCTCGGGCGCTGTCCTCAGCGCGTCGATGGCGTCCATGTCGACGCCTCGCACTGACCCCATGCCCTCTTCGTTGATCCACTCGCCAACCGGCATCAGCTCTTTCGCCTTCGCCGACGTCATGCCAAGCAGGGAAACGAACGTCCAGTACGTCGCCTTGACACCAAACTCCTTGATCTCAGGGCACACGCGAAACAGCTCCGGCCCCTTCTTCGTCGGCTTGAATGGCGCGAGGTGCTTCGCTACGTCGAACGCCGCTTCGTTCTGCCGACGGACGGCGTCCACCAACAGCGGATACTCTTCGATGGCATCTCGCCACATAGGCCACAGGTGGAAGAAGATCCTATCGTGACCCACCTTGTGCGCGCCGGCATCGACGATCTCAAGAATACCTTCATCAAGGTCGATCTCCACGATCTTCCACGGCATCCCCGGCCCGTGTAGGCGATCGTGGCACGCTTGGCAGCCATAGGGCAGATAGCGCGCCTGGTTACAATCAGCATCGGACACTGCGCCGCCCATGCCTTGATGCGAAGAATGGACGATCTGATTGCCGGGCGTCGGCAACACACAGAACAGCTCACACCAGCCATGGGACCTCTCGATTACCTCCTTGCGTGCAGCGGGACTGACGCCGCGTTGGGTCTCAGTCTTCATCCCTGCATCCTCCCCACCAGGCACTTCGGACAGCGCCAGCCGTTGCCAAAGCCCTCCGGCATCTCGTGCGAGAACCCGCATTCCTCAATCTGACAGACCATCGTCTTCGACCTCCCCTCCTCAACTACCGGCCACATCCGGACGTTCTGCTTCTCCCGTCCGTCAGCGCCCTCGAAGCACTTGCCGCACGTCAGCCATGGCGGCACGTACTCACGGCCCGTCTTCCGCGGATCGTCGATCCACAGCTTCCGGACCATCCGATTTCGCTTCATCCCCTCCGGATCCGGCGTGTGCTCGTACCCGCACTCACAGCGATAGGTGTGCATCAACCCACCTCCGGCATCTCGTTCCACTCGCGGCGCGATACGATGTTCCAGATTTGGCTCTTGCTGACGCCGTATTCTCCTGCCAGATCGACAATCCTGACTGTCCCCGGAACGTGCCTTTCTCTGATTTCTCGCACCTGGCTCGCATCGCCTTTCTGCACCTTCTGCCAGAATCGCTCAACCTCTGGGAAACTCATCCCACGTCCTTCCGTCGAGGAGACGACCGGCCTTCTTCTTGCCAACGCGGTGCATGATCGCCACCGGATAGCGGCTCTCCTCCTCAAAACACTCGCCACGCTTCATCAGATGCCCGTCGCGACCGATACAGGCACCACCGTTGACCCAGGTCTGCGCCTTCTGGATCCACTTCATCTTGCTCTCGAACATGCGGAAGACGGGCTCTCCTGTCGTCACCTTGACGGAGCCTGCGCCGTACTCCCCCCACTGCTTGAAGAAGTAGGAAACGCCCGCCGCTTGGCACTGATCCCGGAGACTCCGCGCCCAGTCAGGGTGCATAGGTCGTGCACCGGGACCAGACTCGCCGCCTGCGATGATCCAGTCGATGCCGTGCCACCCGTTGAGATACCGCCGGGACTCATCCGCCCCGCCCAACTCTTGTTCTGGGTCCACAGGCCCCAGCAACGGCTCGAAGTTCACGAACCACTTCGCCGCTGGCGTTCGGATCAATTCTCCGACACGCCATAGGGCGTCTTCGTTCTCAACCGATGTCCCGAGCCAGACGTTGGGGAGGGGCCAGTCTCTCGCAAGCGCGATCGAGTAGTCCGATGGGCCATGCACAATCCAGTCCTCGTTCTCATCGCTCACACCGCAGTCATTCAGCCACTTGGCCATTCGCTGCGGGCGCTTCGTGAGCACTTGGAACGTGTGGCGATTGAACGCTCCCATCCGCCCCCACACCTGAGCGATGAATTCATCGGGTACGTCCTCGTGGAACAGATCGCCCATCGAGCATACGAACACCATCGACGGCTTCCGCCATCCAGCAGGCTCGTTGAGCTTCCCGTGATGCAGCGTCACCCGGAACGGATCGTCTGCCGGATACCCGTAACGCCCCCTCAACCTCTTCGCCATCCGCGCGGCGTAGCAGTTCGCGCAGCCCTCAGAAACAGGAGTACAGCCAGTCACCGGATTCCATGTTTTATCCGTCCACTCAATCTTCGTGTAGCTCATCGTCGAACCTCCTCCTCTCACGTGTGCCTCACCTCGATAACCAGATCCGTTGGCTCGCCTCGGACATCACTGAGCAACCGCTCGATCTCCGACCGGTAACGGCTCTTGATCCCTGATGCCGTGAACCCGTCGGGAGCGACGAGCTTGAAACTCCCGTTGGACAGCTCGAACGGCACCGCATCCGCAAGCCAGGTCCGATAGCTCGTGTCGGGGATCGTAGCTTTCAGCGTCGCGACGACCTCGTCCCACACCTGACCGGCGGCGTCATCTCGCTTCGCCACACCCGTGACGTGGGAAAACTCACTGCCCAACTTGGATCGGTCGTCCCTGGCCCATCCGGGAGGCGTCCGGTTGAGCGACGGCCGCCCCTTCGCATCCCAGTCCTCAGCCAACGTCAGATAGCGGTCGAAGTTCGCGGTCCGAAACGGGGTCACGCAGTCGAAGAACTGACGCGACTTCTCGTCCCCCGCGTCCTTCGCCGCCAGGTACTCAAGCACCAACACCAGCCCCGCCTCGGGGTGCCCCTCTCCCAGTCGCCCGTTGATGTGCTCTGCGTTCGCCTTCGTCGCCTTCAGCGGCCGGAACTGCGCCCACTGCCAGCTGGCCTCCCGGAGTTCGTTGAGTCGGTTGATGATCCGGTCGGCGGGCGTCTCTGTCTCTTGTAGTGTTTGGGTGTTGTCTTGAGTGGGTGTAGTAGTGTCCAGAATCTGGACAGGGGCCTTTCCAGGATCTGGACAGGGCCTGTCTAATTCCTGGACAGGTGGGGTGGGAGAGCTGTCTAGAATCTGGACAGGTCCCTCAACGTTCAGTGCGTAGTAGATCTTGCGGTGGGCCTCGCCTATGGCCTTGCGCTTCGCCGGTGTGTCAAGGGCGTTCCCGTCCTCGTCGCGGACCAACAAGATGGAGCGCTCAACGAGCGAGCCGATTGCCGGGCTGATCGACGCCCGCGACATCCCCGCGCGCTTGACGACCTGGCTCTGAGTGAGCCAATCCGATTCCTTGTTCCACCCGAGGGTCGAGCGGATGACCACCAAACACACGCGGAGTTCCGCGTTGGAGAAGGCCGGCAGGTTGTCGAGGATCAGGTCTGGCGTCTGCGTAGTGTTCGGTTTCAGAATCCGCTTCGTCATCGAGTCACCGCCAGCCTCTCCATCGGACACTCGCTTTGGATCCGCTCCTCAGCCATGGTCACGTAGTCAGGATTCAACTCGATCCCGATGTAGTGCCGCCCCTCCTGTTTTGCGACAAGCCCCGTGGTCCCTGCGCCGAAGAACGGATCGAGGACCGTCCCGCCTGGAGGACAGCCAGCCAGGATGCACGGGCGGATCAGGTCGGGTGGATAGACTGCAAAGTGGGCGTCGGGGAACGGCTTTGGCGTTACTGTCCACACACTGCGTTTATTGCGCCCACTGAACGCGAAATCGCAGTCATTGCCACCAGATTGAGGTGATCTTCCTGTTGTCCCATCAACAAAGGCACTCCCTGGTTTTCTATCCCGCGCACCCCAATCTTGTGCCGGTTCCTTTATCGCCTCACAATTGTAGTAGTACCGTTTGTTCTTGCTTAACAGAAAGATGTATTCATGTGCTTTCGTCGGTCGATCACGCACGCTTTCCGGCATACAGCAAGTCTTCGCCCAGATGATGTCAGAGCGGAGATACCAGCCATCAGCCTGGAGAGCAAAAGCCACACGCCAGGGGATGCCGACGAGGTCCTTGGGCTTCAGACCGCGAATTGGCATCCTGTTGGGTTGGCTCACTGGGCCGATGCCATAGTCGTGCTTCGATCCTTCTCCGCGCCACCGTGCTCCTTGTTTCCCGCCACTGGGACAATCTCCAACCTTCCCCGCTCCTGTCGCATAGGAATCCCCCAGGTTCAGCCACAGCGTCCCGTCGTCCCTCAACACCCGCCGCACCTCGCGGAAGACCTCGACCAGCCGTGCAACGTACTCCTCTGGCGTCGCCTCAAGACCGAGCTGGCCGTCTACGCCGTAGTCACGGAGGCCCCAATACGGAGGCGACGTGACGCAGCAATGGACGGACTCGTCTGGGATCGTGCGGAGAACCTCAAGCGCGTCTCCGCAGAGGATTCCATCAACTACACCGGAAAAGGGGTTCGCTACTTGTTTCTCCACGTCACCACCCGGTTCTTCTCTGTCCGGGTCGAGCGCTACGCCACTAACACCAGCCTGGCAGCTGGTTCGGCCTGCGTCACGTGAGTTTGAATAACCTCAATCGCTCCCAACCAGTCTCCAGTTTCGACCGCTGACGCCACTGCGTCGAACGGCGTTCTGTAGTTGGGCAGGATCGTTTCGGCACTCAGCACGCAGTTTGAAGCTAGTGCGTTGAGCAGCTCGGCCCTTTCCTCGTCACTTTTCCGATTATACCATTCAGGAGCGCGTTCGAGAAGTTTGAAGGTTGCGGCGACGTCGTTCGGATTCCTCGCACCCGCGGCGGTCACCTTCCCGATCTCCCTCTCTACGAATGTCCCCCTCTCCGCCAACTCGTGGTCGACGGATGCCCACTGCTGCGGTTCGATGATGTGCTCGAGCTTCTCGAGGTAGGTGTCTCTCCGAAGCTCTTCGATGCGACGCTTGTCGGCCTTGAGCTGGATGAGCTGGGCTCGTCTCTCTCGGTCTCGTTGCTTCTCTGTCGCGGCGGCCTCACTGAGTATCCGTGTGACGGCCGGCCGTGGGATGTGGACGCCTTCGACGACAACCCGCAGGCGATCGGAGAGTACCTCCTGCCGGTGGAAGGGTTGCGCGCACTTGCCCTTCGCTCGCGTGCAATGGTAGTAGACGTACTGCTTCCCGTGCCGGTTCGTGATCAGGCTCGCGGTGATCATGCACCCGCAGTAGGAGCACGTCAGGAGACCGCGGAATGGGAACTTGTGCTTCCGCATCCGTGGGCCGCTGCGTCCGTGCATCTTCTCCTGTACGGCATCCCAGGTGTCGCGGCTCACCAGCGGCTCGTGCGTGCCTTCGTAGACCTCACCCTTCCATGGGAGGCCGCCGTAGTAGATGCGATGCTGTAACAGGTTGTGGATCGCCCCGACGTACATCGTGGCCCCGTACCTCGACCGCAGGCCGGCGGCACGCGCCCACGCGGCGACTTCCTTGATGCTCATCTGCGTGTGGGCGTACAGGTCGAAGAGACTGGTGATGAGGGCGCCGCTGATCGGATCGGGCTCGATGCCCTTCCCGGCGTTGACGTATCCGGTGGGCGCGTAGGTGGGCCAGAGGCCCTTCTGCGCCTTGGTCCGCAGGCCCAGAGAGACGCGCTGGGAGAGCTGTTGGCTGTAGTGCCGGGCGAAGACGGCGTGCATTCCACCGAGGAGCTGGTTGTTGGTATCCGAAACCTCGCCCTCGGTCATCGAGATCAGCGTCGCGCCGAGGTCCTCGGTCAGCGTGGCGAAGTCGGTCATGTTCCGGGCGAGGCGGTCGAGCTTGTAGACGAGGACGGCGCTGACGTCCGATCGTTTCCGCAGCGCGTCGCACATCCGCGCGAACTCCGGGCGCTTGCCGGAGGTGAACGCGGACTCGCTTTCCACGAACGACTCGACGATCTGCAGCTGGTGCCCGGCGGCATAGTCGGCGAGGACACTGTCCTGCGCCTCCAGGCTGTAGCCGTGCCGGGCCTGGTCATCGGTCGAGACGCGCATGTAGCGGAGCACCTTACGCATTGATCACAGCCCTCCACGCGGATCGCAAACCGCGACCCAGCTCGACGAGGACCACCTTGATGGCGCGCAAGTACAGCGAGATGCGCGACAGTCCGGATCGTGTCGGAATCGGTCCGGTCTGGTGCACAGAGCCATCCTCGAGCTTCACGAACTCCAGATGGAAGCGCCAGTCAGGCACGAGCCAACTGAAAGTCCGTTGCCAACGTGGGCGTGGTTCCTTCCACATGTAGACGATGCGACTACCCGGTGGGCGATAGATGTTCTCCATCGCCATCATGCAATCTCGCAGATCCGCGTACGTGATACCGCTACACATCGAGTGTTCTGATCACCCCGCAGATTCGACCGGAGGTGACGCCATACCGCGATGCCTCAACCACGGTCGTGAGAACGGCCGACAGCGCGCCCGGCGTCAGCACGCCTTGCTTCACAGCATCGTGCAGGAGATCGACGATGCCGGCACGGTCGAACTTGTTCGAGACATCCTCACGGAACCCGCGCAGCCTCGCATTCGCGGTCTCGAGTGCTGCGACTCGATCCCGCAGATCGAAGACGTACTTGATGTTCCCGCTGGATGCCTCCTCAAGATCCGTTGGCGAACCCAGAAGTGTCTCCGCGTAGCGGAACTCCGCTGGGCCGGATCGTTCGTAGATCGCGCTATCGAAACGACCTTCGACGATGTGTGGAATCTTGAACCCCTGTGTTCTATCGCCGATCGAGATGGTCTCCCCGTCGGCTGGCCCGCCGATTAACATGCAATCCGTCTTTGTGGATTCGCCAGTCATGTGCCCTCCTCAGTGTGATCCCCTGGCTGAACCATGAGCCCCGCCTGTTCGCGGAGGTTCCTCGCCAGGTTCGCACTGTACATCGTCCAGGAGCTTCTCAACAAACGATCGCTGACCAACCGCTTCCTCATCATCCCACTGGCGGAGAATGCTCATCACGTTCTCGAAGTTGGTCTGCGCCTCGTCTGTGGGTTGCACCAGCTCCTCCTACCCAAACCTCAGTTCGAGCGTGATCCAGTGCCATTGGTCGCGCCACCACGTCGGCGGCATCCACATCAGGGCGTCGCACTCCGTCGGGTTTGCCCACTCCGGCCGCACCGGGTTCTCGCTCCGGAACGGATCCATGTCGACGAACAACGCAGCCGGCCACATCATCCAGCCCAGTGCACGGCACTGGCGTACGTGGTTCTCTTCGTAGCGCAGGATGTACGCCCTCTTCTCCGACGCCTGCAGCCATCGCTCGGCGATGATCGTGTTGCCGAAGGTCATCGCCGCGCCCGGAATCTCTCGGTCCGTCCAGACGAGGAAGACCGGATCCGCGTGCAGTGCGATCGAGTAGCAGGTGATCTCAAGGTCGAACTCCCAGGCAAGCAGCTCGACGTCGCCAGGCCCTCCATGTAGGAGTGCCAGGAAGATAGCACCGATCGCGATCAACCCGTTAAGCATGATGCCAGCTCCAGTTGCCCGGCCCTCGCCTCGACTTCGAGCGTGTAGTAGAATCCCTTCCCGATCTGGATGGCCGACGGCACGATCTGCCCCGTAGGTAGATCAGGGTGACTTCGAACCTCATCCACCCGCGTGGAGACGGCGGTCAGGGGCCAGTCGGGATCGTTTGCGGCGGCTCGTGCAAGTTCCGGGCCACTGATCAGTTCGCCTGATCGGGCCTTGAGAACCCTGTACACACGGGCCGCTGCGCTGTCTCCCGTCAGCTTTCCTCGGTGCATGTCGCTCTACACCTCCTCTTCGGTTTCTGCTGCGATCTGCTTCTTCAGCTTGGTGACGCGGCCTTCTGCGTTGCGCCGGCGGAGCTCGATGTGTCTGCACGAACGACCAGGACTTTGATGCCATACGAAGCGAGCAGTCGTGCCTGTCGCTCGCGTTGGGATTCTTCCGCCCGCTGTTCCAGGTCTCTCTCCTCAGCGACTCTCCTGCGCAGCTCTTCGCGGCGCGCCCCCACAAGCTCATGGAAATCGACTTGCCACTGGCCGAGGTGTAGCCAGCCATACCGCTCCGTCCACCCTCGCTGCCCCGCCACCACGCCATAGACTTCCACGGCGTCCTCGTTTAAGCACAAGTTGCTTCTTCCATTTGGGATCGCTTCTTCGCCTTCTGGCAGCACTTGAATGTGGAATATCTTCCCGCGTGCATGTTGACTCGAAACGAGATAGAGCCTTCCGTACCGGCCGGTCTCAAACAACTCTGCATATTCTCGCGCGCCGAACATCGCCCCTCCTTCGTATCTTCAGGTCAAGCGCCGGCACGGCCCAAAGCCGGGCTCGAAACGTGGGTGCATTTCAGGTTGCATGTGATAGGTGCCTCCTTTCGTGGTTTTGGGCCGCTGGTCGGCGGGGCGGGATTCGAACCCGCGCGGCGGGCAAGACCGCTCCGGTGATATTGGGGCTGGCTGAGACGCCCGTTGTACCCGCCGAAGAAGGGCGGGGGCTGCTGCACCCCCGCCCGGTCGGAAAGCAAGGAGGCTCTCGTACCTAGCGAGCACACGATCGCGAGGATGAATCCGGCCGGAGTCCGGGGGGACTCGGGATCTCGGGTTGTCCTCTCGATCGGCGCCCACTTCAGCATCTCTCACCTCTGTACGGGACGGCTGGCCGGTCTCGCACCGGCCTGGGGGTCTCTAGCGTCCAGGTCGTTGGACTCCCCCGCATCACACTTGGGGTGCGTGTACGTTGTGCCCCAACCGCAGCCGTCCCATTGCTCAGCATCGTTGTCTCTCAATCACTTCGCAGATCGCGTTGAGTTCCTCGGCGAACTTGACGAGTTCCTCTTCCAGCTTCTGGTGTAGCGCTTCGTCCGGCGTCACCCGAACGACAAGGAGCGGCATATTCGGGTAGTACGACACGAAGTCACACCACAAGCGGCCTGTCACGAAGAGCTGCCCCTGGACTTGCACGATGTACGTCGACGGCACCTCGCCCTTGAGGAGGTACTCGATCGCCGTCTTGCCCATCGGGTTCTTCAGCTCGACCATGCCGTCATCGCCGACGAGGCCGTCCGGACTGCACCCCCAACGCCCGCCGTCTTCGATGCAGAAGCCGGCCTCGACTACCTCGGCCTCCGTCTGCATCGCGTAGACCGCGCGGCTCTCCGCTTCGCGCTCGATGCCCTCGAGCATCTTGTCCGACACGAACGTCGACTCACTGACGCCGGAGATCCGTTCGGCAGCCAGCGTGTAGAGATAGCCCTCGCGCTGCTTGGATGCCGCCCCGTTGCCGGTGACGATCTTGGCGAACGATGATGCCGTGGGGATGCCGCGTCGCACCTCCCACCATTCGTCCGACCGCTGGTCGCACGTGATGATCCTCATGCGACACCTACGGGCTGGCGATCCTTGACCTTCGAGTGCAGCGCTTTGTAGCGGTCGTAGATCTGCGAGGCCAGTACGGTACCACAGGACTCCTTGACCTTGTCGCCGTTCTCGATCCACCACTCACCAAGCGCCTCATCGGATGTTTCATCCAGCGCAGCCCTCCAGTCGGCGGCGCGGAACTCCTGGTCCTCGCTCGCTGCACGTGCCGGAACGACGGGATCCTTGTACTTACTGCCGTCCCAGCGGCCCATGTAGATCGCGGCGCCGACGCCGAGCCTCGACATGGAAACGCTCAGTCCGTCGGTTGTCGCCATCTTCCACGCCTCGTCATTGACGTGCAGGCCCCTCGTCTCCTTTGCGATCAGCATGGCCCCGCCGGCCCCTGGAATTGGCTCTGACCAGTTGTCACCTTCCTTGACGTAGAGGTGGACCAGCACGTTCGCGACTCTCTCGCCTTCAGGCCCTGAGTCGGTCCACCGGTCGACGATCTCGTACTTCCAGCCAACGCCACACGGGCCGTACTCCTCGGTCATCACCAGATACCGCCACTGCGGCTTGATGTCCGTCATGCCGGAGAGGCGCCCGCCGCCGATCGTCTTCAGTACCCCCGGCGGCGGCTCGCTCATCCGGTCCCAGTGCTTCGTCCGTTCTGCGATGCCAGCGTTCGCCTCGTCAGACATGGACAACCTCCTCAAGTTCTTGCTCTGCTTGGATTCGATAGGCCTCGGACCGCAGGCACACTGCCAGCGCGTGCTTGCACAGCCCGTGCTGCTCTGTGTGATGTAGTTCCCAGTTGGTGCAGTCGCAGACGAACCCGGCGCCGTCCCAGCGGACGATGTGGCTGTTGACGCTCCAGACACGTCCGGGCTCGATCGTGACAACCTTCTGCCACAGGCCGAGGGCACGGATCGCGATGGGGGCGACGTCGAGGATCGTGTCGAGGGACGGGAGCTGCATCACGCCACCGCCTCGAGCGCGTTGAGTGCGTCGCATTCGGGACAGTCGCGGTCTTCGTCCAGGCCAACAACCTCGGCGTCGAATCGGGCGACCCGGCTGCAGTACTCGCAGAACGCGTCCTCGGTGATCGTGAACCCGCACTCGGTACAGCGGAGAATCGTGGAGGTCTTGACGACCATCAGGACACCTCCACGGGCTCGGATGCAGGCTGCACAACGGTGCCGTCTTCGATGAGAACGGAGATCTCGGCGCCGTTGCCGACGCGCTCGATCCAGATCTGGGCGTCGTTCTCCTCGGCCATCTGCGCGATCAGCGCCAGGTTCTCCTCGTCGAGGAGCGACCCGTCGCGAATGAGCATCACGCGGAGCTTCGGGTTCATCGACAGGCCCATGGCCACGCTGACGCGCAGCTTCTCGGCCTGCGAGATCTGATCGAACGGGATCCTGTTGAAGATCACACCGTCTTCGTCGAAGGCAAGGCCTTCGATTGGGAACTCGGCGGAGGCCAGCTGCTCGGCCTTCTTCTGGTCGATCTTCTTGATGCGATCGTCGAGCTTCGTGGCCTCCCGCTGGACAGTCTCGAGTCCCTGGGCTGTCTCGGCCCGGGCTGCATTCGCCCGAACCTTGGCGTTAACCTCGTCGGCTGCGGCAATCTGGGTACGGATCTCGTCGACGTTGGCGTCCTGGAGATCGTCGACGATCTCGGCGGTCCCCTGAATCTTGGACTCAGCTTCCTCAATCAGGACGCCGAACGAATGCGCTCGCGACTGAAGCGATTCGATCTGCTCAAGGAGTGCGGTGCGCTCCTCATGGTCCCTGGAAACCGCCTGTCGCATGAGATCGAGAGATTCCCGCTGATCTGCGTTGGCGTCGTTTGATTCCTCTCGCGCCTTCAACTCGGTCATCAAATCGGAGACGGACACGACTTCGCCAGGAACGCCTTCGTGCGCGGGCATCCCGTCGAGGCGGGCCTGGGTCTCCCTGACCGACTTGTTGGCAGCCGTGCGCGCCTCGTAGACCTGGCTACGCTCCTCATCCAGCTTCGAGAGGTCGAGGCCGACCAATGCCTTGAGCGTCTCGGCCTGGTCCGCCGGCTTCATGTTGGCGAACGCCAGCGGGTCGAAGGAGAGCTTGCCGACGAGGCCGTCGAGGATCGCCTGGGGCGAGTCCACGCGATACCCCTCGCCTGTCTTCAGCGTGAGATACGACTCCTTCTGGGTGAAGGTTCGCTCGACGACGAGCTCGCCGAGATCGACCTTGACCACGCCCCTCTCAGCGCCATCCTTGATCGGCTTCGCCGGGCAGAGGTTCTTGCCGCCGAGAGCCATCGCGATCGAGTCGAGGACCGAGGTCTTGCCCGCTCCGTTCTTGCCGCCGATGACGACCAGCGAACCGTCCGGCGTGATCGCCACGGCGGAGATGCGCTTCACGTTCTCGGCTTCCAGCTTGAGGATTCTCATCCCCGTTCCGTTCTTTCCCATGCCAGCCTCCTCGCTACGAGAGGCCCAGCGCGGCGTGCGCCAGGCTCGGGTTGCTCGCCTCAACAAGCGACGCGCGCTCGCAAGCGCAGTGCTCGGCGAACGCGCGGTCATCGTCGGGATCGCTGCGGTGAGCGCGATCCCGAAGCTCGTTGAGTTCCTCAGTGGTCAGATAGCGGATGTGGCCTGCGTCCAGGCGCATGAGTGACGCGCCCGGCATCGAGGCAGGTGTGTAGAGCGTGAAGCCCTCGGGATGGACGCCCGCGTACTGCGGGTCTTGATTCGGACAGGACGTGTGTGCTATTCTGTCCCTGCTGCTTGTTTCTTTGGGCCCTCTGGCAAGGGCCTTTACGTCGCCCCCGGGCTTCACCGCCCGGGGGCACTTCGTTGATGGCTCGCCCCGCCTGAAAGGAATGGATCCCCCTCCGAGGCAAGATGAGGCTACTTGTCTGCCGGGACTGCCGGCACAGGTGTATATGCACGCTGGCTGTTGATCGCGGGAAGAGCTGCCCTGTGGGTTGTGGCTGCTGCCTGCTCTTTGGGCCCTCTGGCAAGGGTCCTGACGTTGTCCCCGGTCCTTAGGGACTGGGGGCGGCGGTCTCCATCTCTTCCTCTGCATCGTGAACCTCCTCTTGTGGATCATCTAGCACGAGATACGGCGCAAGGAGATCACACATGCACATCATTTCGCTGTACTTGGGCTCCGTCTGTCCGGTCTCCCAATTGGCGATGGTGTTCACGTGACGCGATACTCCCTTCTCCTCGAGTAGGAGCTGAAGTTGTTCGCGAGTGAGCCCTTTGCGCTCTCGTGCCTCTTTGATCCGACGGCCGATGTCTGTCATGCTGGAGACACCATAGCACAATTCGTTGTGTGTGTCAACAATCCGTTGTGAGACATTCGTCACCAACTAGCCTTCGAGTAGGGGGCTGGTCCGAGCGTCAAGGCACCCGTTGTGATCCACACGTTGATGGTGTTCTCGTCGACGAGTTCGAAGCGGTACGAGCCCAGGCTTTCGCCTTCGAAGAAGGCCGACACGATGTACCGCGTGTCCGTGATCGTCTCATCCACGACGGCCTGGGCGTCTGCGTATATCTGAGACATGTCCATGCTGAATCCGCTGCCGTACATGATGATCGAGTCTTCGGCGAAGATGTAGCCGCCCCCGATCTCAACCACCTGCCACTCCCCCCAGATCCACGCCGGCGGATGCACCTCCCACGTCACCACGGGCGGGGCAATAGGACCGGTACACCCACAGAGAAACGCGCCCACCAGTAGGGCGCAGATCGCCAGCTTCCTCACAGCCACCTCCTCAGCCACTTCCGCGCCCGTGCGACCCGCGCGGCCGACCAGATCCACGCACGCCTCGTGCATGTGACGATCCCTTTGCCGACCAAGCGGTAGGCGACCCTTGCCCCACGTTCATCCTCCTCCAGCTCAAACTCGATACGCATGGCAAGCGTCCAGTATACGGAGTCTGTTGTGCCTGTCCAGTGTCCTAGGAGCGCCTATTCTCATGTCTGCTGAGATAAGAAACACACGCCTCCATGACAAGTTGGCTGAGCGATCGGTCCCTGCTCTTGGCGAGTTTCGCCATCCGCACGATGACACGCTCCTCGCGATAGCGCACGGCGACGTAGATCCGAACGCACACCGAATCGCGATCGCCAGCCCCCTGAGGCATAACAACCGTATGGTATGCGTTTCACTCCTCTTCGTCCCAAACCCAGTCACACTCCTCGCACTGTCACGTATTGGTGAGAAACTAGGCAAGCGCGAAGTTGGTCCGGTCGAACTCAGCAAACTCCGGGTGTACCAGCCACGCAGACTGAGACGGCTTCGCATAGCGCCCCGCCTTGTGATCGTAGGCGTCGGTTCCCTGTACGCTACCGGAAGCCATGTACAGCGGAAGGTCAATCGCCGTGTGCCAATGGCCGAAGACGTAGCGGTGGAAACCTACCTGCTGTGCCCTAGCCAGGTCCTCCATGATGATCTGCAGCCTCGCCACGGCTTCCCGTGCGACCTTGCGCTGGATCCCGTACCACGGCATCCCCATCCATCCCTGTACATCGTGCCCGTGACAAAGGAGATACTGCCGATTGAGGACGTGAACGACGGTCTCGTGCATGGGATACACGTTGAACTCGACGTTCTTGTGCTGGGCAAGCAGGGCTTTCGCGTAGTGGCCGACGACGTAGTTGAGCGAGTTCATTCCCGCTTCTTTCGCCTGTGGCTTGACCGTCAGCCGCGAGTGATTGTCGGCCACGATGAACTCGACCACGACCTTCTGGAAGCGGGGCGCGGTGATCGCGACCTGTTTGGCCAGTAGTTCCCCGGCCCGGATCGCCTGGACAGGAGACGGCCACGCATTCGTCACCCGCAGCTCCTCATGGATGTCTCCAGAGATCATGTCCCCGGTGACCAGGTGATGCAGCTCGTCGACAACGTAGCCGTGCCGGTGCATCTCGACCCATTCGACGACGTCACGGGCAAATCCCAGTTGCCGGCGTTCGCCGATCTCCGGAGAGAACACACCGAATCCTTCGATCTCGCTGGCCTCCTGCACCGCACCATGATGCCCGTCCGTAGAGTGCATGACGGCCGCGACTGAGACCTTCTGCGTGCTCTTCCGCGGCGTGTACTCAGATGGCAGCGGCTTCAGCGGCTCGATTGCCGCATCGAGCTGACGGAAGAAACTAGCGAGCTTCCCGTGTTCCTTCCGGTACGCCTCGAGTTCCTTGTCCCTCTCTTTGAGCACGTTCTGGAGGTGTTCAACCTCCTCGGAATGCTTGGCCTTCAGTTCAGCTTCGTCGAGTCCTGGCATGATCCTCTCCTCAGCGGAGCACGTGCTGCTCCTTCATTTCCTTGATGCTCGCCGGGTGTGACCAGTAGATGACGCTACCGCTTGCCCTGCCGCGATACCGCTCAAACTCCTCGCGCTCGACGATGTGTTTGTACCCACTGGATCCCGTCACGTTGTCGCGGATGAACTCAGGCTCGGGCACAAACTCTCCCTCGACCAGCTGGTCGGCCGCGTGCTTGATCTGATGCTCGATGCTGTGTCGAAGCAGCAGCTGTTCCCTGTTCAACCCGCCATGCTCTCGCTTCTTGCTCTTCCTGGATGAACTCACCGTCTTGCCGTCGATCTCGGCAACGTACCCATCCCGAAACGTTGACTTCGGGATTCCGAGCGCCCGCGCGGCTGCCGCGAAACTGCCGTGCTCTTCGTAAAGCGTCGCGTACCTACCCATCTTCACTCCCCTCATCCCAGATGTAGCCGCATGTCTCGCACTCCACCGTCGATCCCATGATCAACACGATGCTCTCCGAACCGCAGGACGGGCAGCTGATCGTCTTAGTCACAGTGCGATTTGATAGCCCACACGTGGTAGACCTCGTGATAGACCTCGCCGAACTCCATGACCCAGACGTGGATCTTGTGCGTCGGCTCGCCTTCAGCGGGGTCGGGAACCGGGCCGGGGCTGGGTGTGCACGATTTCGGTGTAAGGTCGCTCCGGTCCTTTGGGGGGAATGAGTCACACCCAAGACCCGCAGGCACACGTGCCTCTGCGTAGTAGGGCAGCCACACGAACAGAGGGTCGTCAACCCATTCGCCCTCGCCCATGGCTCGGACCGCGTTTTCGTCGCAGATCCACACCGGCTCATAGGCGCCGTCGATGCGCTCGACCGCGACGCGATACTGCCAGTTGTCAGTGAGATCCCGGTCTACGGGCGGCTCAGTCGCATAGTCCAGGTCTTGCACGCCGGAATAGAGCGTGGGCCCACCAGCGGAATCACAACCGTGTAGTCGGTAGTAAAGCGAGATTCTGATCCACTCGCCGGCTTCCGGACGGGAGTCGATGAACAGGTTGTGGAACACCGGTGGGATGATCTGCGGGATGACGGGCTCGTCGATGGGCGGAACTACATCCGGCCCAGTATCACGGAACGCGAAGACGAAGGCCAGAATCGCGACGATCACCATCACAACAACAGGTCTCAAGCTCAGGTCGTTCATGGTCCCTCCTTGTCAAAGCAACGGCCGGCAACCCGGAGGGCGCCGGCCATCACTCTCTCGTACTCAGAAGCGCGGTAGTCCGCTGCTTCGCTACTCGTTTCTTCACGTCGCCCTTGGCCGCGGGGCCGGGCGCTGGCACACCCGACCCCGTGTTGAGGAGGTTCGTCGGTCAGCGGCGGCTAGTACCGCTGTTGACGAGGTTCCACCCGGAAAGGTCATTGGCTACCTGTCTCTTCGACGTCGCCACTCTACGCTTCTGCGGGCTCTTCGCCCTTGTGTTTGAACTCACCGATCGCGTTCTTCAGCCATACGAAGGCATCGATGATTCCCTCGGCGGCACTCACGATCAGGTTGACAACCGACTCACGAAAGCCAAATCCCTTGAGTGCCAGTATCAGCGCGTCTAGAACGGCTCGCTGTTTCTCCGAGCCGAAGCCGGGCGTTTCGAATTGCTCGACCAACACTCTGATCAACGGGATTCCCACGGCAAACGCTGCGATGACCTCGGGGATGAACTTCAGCCACTTCATCCTCTCACACCTCCTCTGAAAAGCAAAACGCGGCCCGGCGTGTTGCCGAGCCGCGTGGATTCGCACCAGCGTGCTTGAATATAGTGTAGGGATCTGATCGTGAAAGTCAAATGCGGCCAAGAACGATGTTGACCACCGTCAGTAGGATGGCAGTCCCGAGACCGAGCAGAACCCTGTTGTAGAGGGAATCGACCTTGTGCTCGATCCGATCCAGGCTCCCGTTCTGGCGCTCGTTCCATGCGTGCTGTCCCTCGATCGCTGCCTCGTTCTTCGCCACACGTTCTTCGGTTGTCATCAGTACACACCACCCGTCGTTGATTGGCTGTATCCCTTCACCACAATGTCGGCCCGGATCCGCCCGAGGTCGTTGGGCTCAATCGTCACCGTGTGCCACCCGCGCGTGATCGCGCCGGCGTCGTACCCGTCGAGGTACTCGGTAATATCCAGATCGGTCTCGTCCGTCCCGGCACCGGACACGGTGTTGCCATCCACCTCGAGAGTTACCGCCGTCGGCTCGTCTTCCGCTTCGAAGATCCCGCTGGTCAACGTGTGGCTGTGGGGGTCGTCTGGAGACACACTGTTGGTCTGAGGCCAGGCGTACGAGCGGAAGGCGAGAGTGGAGTAGCTGATCAGCACTGCATTCACATTGAGCACCGCATCAAGGAGATAGAAGCGGAGGACCGCCGGGTTGTCCGGATCTGCATTCGCCTCGACGCTCTTGGTGTCCATCCACGCGGCGCCCTGTGCGTGCGTCTGCTCTGTTTGCAGGCCAGCGCCCTGACCGGCGATCGTGCTGGCGAAGGTCAGCCCGCTCTTGCCACACACGAGCGAAAGGCGTTCATCCTTGATCCCTCTCTTCGATACAGAGACGACGAGGAGGTCCGCATCAATTCCCAGGCCCTCATGCTCTACTCGCACGTAGTCGCCGGGCACGATCTCATCTCTCTCAGTCAGCAGAGGGAGGTCTGCGATCTCCAACCGGTAGGTGGTCGGCGGCGTATCGTGCTCGGCAAGCCACACCGCAGCGTAGTCGTAGAGCGCCTGCGCATCGGTGAACCGCCTGTCTACCAGCGGATGCGTGCGAACCACATCGTAGTCGCCGGCCTTGGACGATTCGATGTACGTCAGGCCCGCAGGGTGAACCGACTCGATCGTCAGCTGGTTGACCCCCTCGCCGGCGCCGCGAGGTTCGACGCGCGTGTAGAGCTGGCTGTAGTCAGCATCGGTGGTCAGTGACTGGATGTTGATTCCATCCCGCAGGTTGGCGACCGGATCGGCATCGGTCTCCACCAAGTTGAGGGTCCACGGATATGACGTCGTGTCGTAGGTCAGCCGCCAGTCGGTGAGCCGCGCGGCGAGCGCCCACAGCACGTAGAGCAGGGTCTCGCCCGCGAAGTCGATCGTCAGGCTGTCAGTGAAGTCGACCGTCCCAACCTGCCAGTGTGCTGTCCCTTGTTCGGCGAGGATCGCGGTCAGGATCTCCGTAACAGTCCCTGTCTGTGTGCCTTCGACCGTGTCGTCACTCAGCGTGCAGAGGACGTGAGAAGCCCGGTAGGAGCCGTACAAGCCTCCCTGGTCCTTTCGCCCGTCTCCCATCAGCCGGAAGAGTTCGACGCGGGTATCGCCCCTCCACAGCTCGGCGTAGCGGAGCCCCTGGACTTCGGAGCGGTGTGCATCGTCCCACGGGAGCCCGAAGGTCAGCGTCCCTAGTTGATTCAGGTGTAGCCCGTAGCCGATAGAAACCGCCTTGTGTAGGTCGGCAACCGGATCGAGGTCTCCGTTGTAGACGATGATTGGTGCACGTTCCATCAGATCCACCTCGGGCTGTGGGTAACCTTCACGTCGAGATCCTCGCCGCCTTCAATGGTGATCGTGTTCTCCCCGGGATAGAGGCGCGGGAACGGGCCGGAATAGACATCCGGCCGGCTCACGTCGTCAATCAGTGCACCGGCTGTGCGTGGCTCAATCCGGAGCGTTTCGCCCGCGCCGAGTTCGCTGATCGTTAACACCTGACGCTTCTGCGTCCGACGGTTGGCGGTGGCCGTCCACGTGGCCATGGCAGAGCCGGTCGCACGCGCGACGCACCGGGGGATGGCGGTCGCCGTCCACGTGGCCATCGCGCTCCCCTTGTTCGTCTGCTTGTACTCCAGGTAGAGCGTCGGCTCCTTGCCCGATTCGGCTGACGAGTAAAACGTGTTGTAGCGGTAGGATGAGGTTGCCCCTCCGAGGAAGTATTGCCCGTAGTAATCCTCCCAGCCGATCAGCAACAGCTCGGTCATCCCCCCCTTGTTGAAGATCAGGTTCTCGTCAAGCCGCTCCAGAAGGTCGATCACGATGTACTGACCGGTCACGATGTCGTCTTCGTCGAAGCTCGCCAGGTGGTAGACGCCGGCGGGGAACCCGTACTGCGTGCGGTCGAAGTCGGCGACCACCGGCGGGTTGCCCGGCGCACCGGCGATCTTGCTCGAGTAGACGTACATGTTGGTCTCGGGATAGATGTACATGCCGGGGCCGATTTCAATCGCTACCTCGATGACCCACAGCCTCAGCTCTGCCACGGTGATCAGATCGGCGGGTGTGAGGTGCTCCAGGTCGAAGGCGAGGCCCGGCCGGTAGATCTCGTATTGGTTGTCGCCATTCGCGTTGTACGAGGCGCCGACCAAGATCGTGCTCCCGCCCTCGACGCTGTCCGCTTCCTCCGCATCGTGTGCCGAAGCCCAAAAGGTGGACGCCTTCTTCAGATGTGCATCACCGGTCTGGGCGATGTGCGCGCCGCCGCCGGCGCTGGTGCCCTCCGGTTCGCCGATGATCACCTTGCCCTTACTAGAATCGGTTACGTCGACGAAGGAGATCACGAATCCCGTGGCCGACACGCGGGCTACAGACGGGGTTTGGGTGTACCCGCTTTCGAAGGTCGACGCCCCGTCTTCGACAATCGTGATCGTCGTGCCCGAGACCGAGCCTGCGATCACCTTACCGGCGTACCCTGGGTACTCGGAGTAGGTGATGACAAAGTGTGTATCGTCAATGGCACAGACCGACGTCTTGTATGCAGAGTTTGACGTTGCGAATGACGATCCCCCATCCTCGGTGACGGTCACCGTGTTACCGGAGAGCGTACCACACACGACGACACTTCCGCCGGAGAGAGAGCCCCTGTATGCAATGACGAAGTGGCTGGAGTCGAGGGAGCAAATCGAGGTGTAGAGAGCGGAGCGATCCGTCGATGCGAAGACGTCGACCACGCCCATGGTGATCGTCGTGCCCGAGACGGAGCCGGCGATGGCCCGGCCTGTGTACGGAGAATCCAGCGTGAAGGCGACGACGAAGTGCGTGGCGTCCATGCCACACACGTCGTAGTACGACACGGCACCAGCTGCGAAGGTCTTCGCTCCCCCCATGGTGATCGTCGTGCCCGAGACCGAGCCCACTTTACATATCCCGGAGGCCGGCGCCGCTATCTCATAGGCGATGACGAAGTGCGTGTCATCGAGGCGAGAGATTGAGATCTCTGTCCAGACAGCGACGCTACTGAACTCGACGATCGCGCCGAGCGTCGGGGTCAGCTCGTCGATCACCCCGCAGACGACCTTCCCTTTGTTGCCGTCCGTCACATCTCTGTAGGCGATGACGAAGTGCGTATCGTCAAGGTAGGTGATGGCCAGGGGATTCGTTGTCCCCGTCTCGAAGACGGTCCCCGTGTCGGCCAAGATCTTCATCAGATCCACCTCGGTCTGTGGGTGACGGTGACGCCCAGGGTCCGGGAGCTGCCCCCGTCCGTGATCACAATCGTGTTCTCGCCTGGTGGCAGGTCGAAGAACCGGCCGGTGGTCTGTGCCCGTACATTCGTACCGGCCACGGCGATCGTCCTCTGACGCATGTCAATCCGGAGCGTTTCCCCGGGCTCCAGGTCGCGACTCAGCGTCAGGTCGGGCATGGTCCTCCCCTAGGCGGTGGCCGTACATCCAAGCTCAAGGTCGTCTTCGTCGGCCTCAAAGCGATCGTTCTGCAGGATCTCACGCGGGGTCTGCCATTCACCCCAGAAGAGCAGGTTCCCGCCCAACCGGGTCACAGAGTCGTAGAGTCCCCAGGCGACGACGTCGCCGTCGTAGTCGTCGGTGGCAATCGCGAACTGGGTCAGCGCCGCGAGCAACGCCTTACGATCGGCGAGTACCGCTGCATCCCACGTACACGCTACGCGCGCGTAGGCGGTGTCGACGTCGGTGATCTCGTTCGCGACGTTCGCGTTGTTGTCGCCGGGCCCCGCCGTGTGGAACAGGGCAAGATAGATCGTCGCCGGCGGCGTGAACGCCCCATTCCCCAACAGGTCGTCAAGCACCTTCTTGACCAGATAGTTGCTCATGTTGCCGGGCATCTGCTACACCTCCGTCTCGATCGTGATCGTCAGTTCCTCGACCGGATCCTCGCCGTTGTTGGTGATCTCAATCACCGGGTAGTCCGGGGCGGTCCCCGTGTTCTCCACTGTGAATTGGCCGGGAGAGATGGTGATGTTCTCCTCGGTGACCACCTCGGCGCCGTAGGCGGTGGCATCGAAGCAGATGAACTGCAGCCGGAACTCGCCCACCTTCTCAGCGACAATCCGCTTGACGTCGAACTTCTTCAGCGCGTAGACGTCGTAGGTCTTGGCCGTCTCATCATCGAATGAGAGGGTCACCAGCTTCGGCTTGCCATCAACTCCGGTGAGAGCAGCGGCCAGCGCTCTCAAGCGGACCTGAAGGGCGTCAGCCGTCAGCTCCTGGTCAACCTCACACTCAACGCGGATCTCCAGCGACCGGAAGTCACTACCGAAGTAGTGGGCACCGATCAACCCCTCGATCTCCAGATACCGGTCTTTGGTCGGCGGCGCAAGCGGACGGCGCGACCCCTCACCCATCACGATCCCGTAGTCGTTGCAGTGTGTGCCGTCAATGCTGAATCCACGTGTGTTGCTCATCGTCGAAGCCCCTTCCCATCGAGCTCGTCGCGCAGTGTCCGGCTGAGCCGATCCTCGGCTGCGTCGATGATGTGTTCGATGTCCGCGTCTTCGCGGACGTTGAACTCGCTCCCGGACATGTCGACCGTTAGCTGGAT